GAAACATTGGAGATACTTTCGTTATTAATGCTAGTGACAGCAGTGCTGAAGCAGTTCAAATTACTTTGACAGGAAATACATTATCATCACTAGTAAATGACATTAACAATGCTGCTATCGGTGGTGTAACAGCAGAAGCAAGAAATAATAAACTTGTATTGTTGAATGATCGTAGTACAAGTGATACAATTCAACTAGTTGACGGCGCAGGACAACCTCTTGCAGCAGCTGGTATCGAAGAAGGATTTTATCTTGCACCAAAAGCTCAAATCAGTAAGCATACGGATGTACCATTATTTAAAACAAATGATAGTGATACTAGACCGAGCGGCAGTGTATGGATTAAAACAACTAATCCAAACTTAGGTGCTGATTGGAGAGTAAAACAATTCAACGGTGATACAGAAATTTGGAACAGAGTTGACTCACCGATTTATGCATCTAATCACAGCGCAATTTACGCACTTGATAGAAGCGGCGGCGGTGCAAATATTCCAGTTGGAACAGTATACATTCAATCTAATGCTACTGAGTCGGTAAATGACAATGCCAACTTTAAAGTATTTGTAAAACGTGCGGGTGGTGCTACTACTATTACTAGTGCAAAAATCACTGCAAGCACATTTGCAAGTGGTCCGTACAACATAACAATGCAAGAAAGTTTGAAATCACAAGAAGCATTAGACAGTGCAAAAACAGTTAGTTTTACTGCAACAGGACAAACTAGCGATGCACAAGAAATGGCAGCAGCAATTAACGCAGCAGGATTTACCAACATTGTTGCAAGTGTAGATTCTCAAAATAGAGTTACAATTACACACACAATTGGCGGTGAAATAAGACTTACAGATACTAGCAACGCTATGACATTTGCAGGATTTACTCCATACAATGCTACAGCAAAAACTGGTACACAAAACTTATATTGGCAGCCGGGTGAAACAGATAGTGATCCTGAAAAACTACTTGTAAGTTTGTGGTCACCATTAGTTTATACTGCAAGCGATGATGCACCAACAGCATTAGCAGAAGATGGGGCACTATGGTACAGCAGCACTATTGATGAAGTTGATATGTTGGTACACAATGGATCAACATGGGTTGGTATTAATCACTCGTCAAGTCCATATTATAATGTAGATAGTGGGCAAGCACCTGATCCAGTAGGTCCAATTGTAAGTGCTACAGAACCAGAAAATGGCGATCGTTCAGATAGCGGCAATTTAGTTACAGGCGATATTTGGGTTAGCACAGCTGATTTAGAAAATTATCCTCAAGTGTACATATACAATGCAACACTAAGTAAATGGGTACTAATTGATAATACAGATCAAACAACAGAAAATGGTATTCTTTTTGCAGATGCACGTTACAACACAAGTGGCGCTAACAGCGACGAAGCAGGCGAAATTGAAGATCTAAACGCAAGCAATTACTTAGATCCAGATGCTCCTGATCCTGCATTGTATCCAAAAGGCATGCTGTTGTGGAACCTACGTAGAAGTGGATTTAATGTAAGACGCTTTGAGCGTAATTATATAAACACAGCAGATGATAATGCTCGCTTTAGCGATGAAGCAATGGAAGCATATTATCCGCATCGTTGGGTAACTGAATCAGGTAACCAAGCAGACGGCAGCGGAACGTTTGGACGCAAAGCACAGCGTAAAGTTGTTGTACAAGCATTACAATCGTTAATGAACAGTAATCAAGATATACGTGATGATGAATCAAGAACATTTAACTTAATTGCTTCTCCAGGTTATCCAGAACTAATTGGTGAGATGATTACATTAAACTTTGACAGAGGCTTGACTGCGTTTGTTGTAGGTGACTCGCCGATGCGTTTAACACCAGACGCTACAAGTTTAGAGAACTGGGCAACTAACCAAAATCTTGCAGTTGAAGATAACGACAATGGACTAGTTACTAGCGATGAATACTTGGGTGTATATTATCCAAGCGGTTACACAAGTGACAATGTAGGAAACAATGTTGTTGTTCCAGCTTCACACATGGTACTACGCACATTTGCACTTAATGACCAAGTTGCTTATCCATGGTTTGCACCAGCAGGTACAAGACGTGGCGGAGTTACAAATGCTTCAAGTGTTGGATATATCAATGCAGAGGATGAATTTGTAAGTATAGCACTAAACGAAGGACAGCGTGATACACTGTATAGAAATAATGTTAACCCAATTACATTCCTAAACGGTGCTGGACTAGTTGTATTTGGTCAAAAAACCCGTGCAAGAAACGCAAGTGCGCTAGACAGAGTGAACGTTGCAAGACTAGTTGTGTACTTACGTAGTCAGCTTAATCAACTTGCAAAACCATATCTATTTGAACCAAACGATAAAATCACACGTGATGAAATCAAACAGCAAGTAGAGAGTTTGATGATTGAACTAGTTGGTCTTAGAGCACTATACGACTTCTTAGTAGTATGCGATGAGACAAATAATACACCGGCTAGAATCGATAGAAACGAGTTGTATGTAGATATAGCTATCGAACCTGTAAAAGCAATTGAATTTATTTACATTCCGTTGCGTATTAAAAACACAGGAGAGATCGCAGGTCTATAAAAAATTGGGGTCAAGGAAACTTGGCCCTAATTAGATAAATACTTGTGTATTAAGGAGAACAGTAGATGGCAATCTCAACATTAACAAAAATTTCGGTTCCGTTAGCAAACGACAACAGTGCAAATAGCCAAGGTTTGCTAATGCCAAAATTACAATATCGTTTTAGAATTACACTAGAAAACTTTGGTGTAAGTGCTGAAACTCAAGAACTTACAAAACAAGTTGTAGAAGCGACTCGCCCTACACTTAGTTTCGATCCAATGACGCTTGACGTATACAACTCACGTGTATACTTAGCAGGTAAACATACTTGGGATACAGTTACAGTTCAATTGAGAGATGACGTTAACGGTAATGTACAAAAATTAGTTGGTGAACAATTACAGAAGCAATTTGATTTCTTTGAACAGTCGAGTGCAGCATCTGGAATTGATTACAAATTCACACAACGTATTGAAATCTTAGACGGCGGCAATGGTGTAAACACTCCAAATGTATTAGAAACTTGGGAACTATACGGTTGTTTCTTAACAAATGTTGATTATGGTACACTAAACTATGCAAATAATGATGCTGTACAAGTTGGATTAACTATCCAATATGATAATGCAATCCAATCACCAGTTGGAACAGGCGTAGGGTCATCAGTTCCTAGAAATACTAGCACGTTAACAACAGGTGGCGGTAGCTAATTAAGATAAGAGATTGTCAACAAGAAAAGGAGCACATGCTCCTTTTTTTTGTGAGATAAATATAGTATGTCCAGTTTTATAGCAAATTATTTTGACAATTTTAGTAATGCGTTAGGAAATCCTAAAGGAAATCTTGGCGACTTTGCACATGCTAGTGCTTTATATATTAGAAACAATTTACGTCTTACACCTAAAGTAAAATTTTTATATCATGTTGTTTTTGATGTAAACAGATCGGCATTATTAGAACTGGGAGTATATGACCAATTACAAAAAAATGAATTTAATTTGCTTGTAGAATCAGCAAGCATGCCTAGCTATACATTTGATACAAACACACTCAATATGTACAATAGGAAAAAAATTATTCAAACAAAAGTAAATTATGATCCAGTTGAATTTGTGTTTCATGATGACAATGCTGGTCTTACAACATTACTTTGGGAAAGTTATTTTAGATGGTACTATCAAGATCCAAATTATGCTTCAACAACTAGTTTTGGACAACCAGATACGAGTGTGCCATTGCCTTACAACAATTCTCCAGTAAATCATTACAAGGGTGAATTTGCTAACACATACAATCACGGATTAGACAGACGCAGAAACTTCAATGTTCCTTTCTTTAATAGTATTACAATAAATCAATTACACAGTACAAATGTAAACAATGTGTATACAAGTGTTACATTGGTTAATCCTATGATAGAACAATTTAGTCACGATAGAGTAGAGCAAAGCGCAAGTGGATTTATGACAAACACAATGAGAATAGGTTATGAATCTGTTGTTTATGGAAGAGGTACAACAGGACAAGATAATCCTGCTGGTTTTGCCAATCCGGCCCATTACGATGTCACACCAAGTCCTTTAACAATACAAGGCGGAGGTGTTGCAAATATTTTTGGCAGAGGTGGTTTAGTTGACGGATTTACAAGTATATTTAGAGATATAGAATCTGGTAGATTTGATTTAGGTACAATTGCAAATATAAAAAATACAATAGAAATAGCCAATACTTTGGATATCAATAATGTATCGGACATAATTAATAGTACAGAAGGACAAGGAATACAAGCGGGAATATTAGATGCACTTATTTTAGGTGCTATTGATGCTACTTTTCCTACTAATAACAATAATGGACAACTAACAAACACATTTACTTCAGGACAAGGATTACAACAATCAAATGTGTCAAGAACAGAAAGATTAAATGCACTACAGAATAATCAAAATTTACTTGACGAAGTTAGCTTCCAAGTTTTTAGATTAGAAGCAGGAACATCAAATTCGGGCAATATTCAAGACATGAAAGATATTTGGAACAGTCTTAGTCCAATAGGAAAACAAGAATACTACCAAAGGACATTAGATTCGGTATGAGCAGCTTAGAAAATATAAACTCAAAAGAAAAAATTCAAGTATTTTTTGATACATACTTTGATAAAAAAATTGAAATAAGTGCAAACAAAGTTGATGCAACAGTAGGTTTTTTTAAAGATAGAGGGTTTGAAGAACAGGCTGCATTAAGTATTAGTGCAATTCTTTTAGAACAATCTATAAAAGACAAAATAGACATTTTTAAAGTTTTAGATACACTCAAAGTATTTGACAAAATTCAATTATCTGGAATAGTGGCAAAAATACTAAACACAAATCGAAGTGCTGTTAGTTTATTAGGTATAAAAAGCGAAATAAAAACAACAACTATAGAAGCTAGAAATGTGGTATACTAATGCCGAGATTTGCACAAGGAAAGTATAATCTCAAAAACCCTGAAAAATACATAGGAGGTAAACACCCTACTTATAGAAGTAGTTGGGAATTTATGTTTATGAGATTTTGTGATACAAATAATAATGTTAGTAAATGGGCAAGCGAATCAATAAAAATACCTTATAGAAATCCATTAAGTGGAAAATTTACTATATATGTTCCTGATTTTTTTATTGTGTATATAGATAAAAACGGTAAAGAAAATGTTGAACTTATAGAAGTAAAACCAGCAAATCAAACCACACTTGAAAAAGCAGGGCGCAGTAGAACTAATCAGCTTCATTATGCAGTTAATCAAGCAAAATGGACAGCAGCAAGAGCATGGTGTAAACAAAAGGGTATAAATTTTAGAATTATAAATGAGGGAGATATTTTTCATCAGGGTAAGCGTAGATGAGTATAAGTTGTTGGTATTTGCAAAACGGTGTGTATATGGACCATACTCATCTTGGATACAGAGTTGCTCCTTGTTGTCAGTACAGTAGTGATGAGATTATTACAGTAGAAAGGCCTGAAGATATTTCTAATCACAGTTTAATCAAAAAAATAAAAACAGATTTTGAAAATGATATTAAGCATAGTGGATGTAAATTATGTTGGAATAATGAAAATATCACGAAAGAATCATATAGAACTAGAATACCAAAAATTAGTCCTAAAGGAAAGTACGAAAATTGGGATATCCGTCCAAGTAATATTTGTAATATAAAATGTGTTATGTGCAGACCTGAATGCAGTAGTAAATGGTACGAAGATATAGATATTTTTTCAAAGTATAGAGGCGGTAAAAACATAATAGAAAAACTACAATCAAAAAAAGAATTTGATTGGGACTACGTAAAAACTCATGCACCTAATAATGCCTATAGTATATATATTGCAGGAGGAGAACCACTGTACGATAAAAAAGTTTTTGATTTTATAAATTATCTATCTAATTTTGATTGGAATCTAAAAAACACTTGGTTGCGATTTAATACAAATGGTATAAGTTACACCGACAAATGGGATACTGTATTGAGTAAATTTGAAAAAGTTTTTTTTATAGTAAGTATGGACGGACTTAACGAAGTAGATGAATACATAAGATTTCCAACTAACTATAATGAAAAATTGAAACAAATGAAAATTTTTAGCAAAAGAGAAAATTATCATTACGGTGTAAATGCAACTATAAGTGCATTAAATTTTCCTAATATTAATAGTCAAATTAAAAAATATTATCGTCGTATAGGATTAAACACATTAACCGATCCTGATTTTTTACATATTAACAGCTTAAAACCTAAAATAATAGAAAAGGTAAAAAAATCAGCAACTAATCCTTATATAATAGACATGGCAAACAACTACAAATATAATGATGAAAATAATAAAAAAATGAAAGCGTATTTACAAGATTTAGATAAAAAGAGAAATACAAATAGTAAATCTGCGTTACCGTGGTGTTGGAAATAATATGCATTGTTGGCATCTTGAGCATGGATTACATTTAGATTTAACTGTGCATGGATATAGAGTAAGTCCATGTTGTCAGTTTAACTCTACAGAATATTTTAATGTTGATCATCCTAGTAAAATACATGATCACAACCTAATTAAAAATCTCAAAAAAGACTTTGAAAATGACATCAAAAATCCCGGATGTAACAGTTGTTGGACACAAGAAAAACTAACAGGACATTCAAAAAGATTAGACGCTCCTGATACAAAATTATGGAAAGATACACAAGTATGGGATCTACGTCCTGGTAACCTATGCAACTTAAAATGTATTATGTGTATGCCGCATTTAAGTACAAAATGGTACGAAGATGTTGATATCTGGACAAAATATAACACTAAATTTGATATAAATCAAATAAAAAATAAACAAAGTTTTGATTGGGATTATGTAAAAGAACATACTGCAAACAAAGCAAGGAAAATATATATTGCTGGTGGCGAACCGTTTTATATGAAAGAAGTATTAGATTTTTTAGAATATCTATCTCAATTTAGTTTCAATTGTAAACATACACAAATTATGGTAAACACAAATGGTATTAGTTACAATGAGAAAATGATAAATTTACTTAAAAAATTCAAAGATATAGTATTAATTGTAAGTATTGATGGATACGCAGAAGTTGACAACCTTATAAGATTTCCTACAAATTTTAAAGAAAAAATAAAATTTTTAAACACAACAAGAAGTTTTGCAGATATTAGGTTAAATGTTACTGTGAGTGCTTTGAACCTTTTTGATATTCCTAATTTACATAATAAAATGTCGAGAAAATTTAATTTACAATACTATAAATTAAATCATCCAGATTTTTTATCTATCAATAGTTTGAAACCAAAAACAATAAAAAAAGCAAAAAAAATATTTGCAAAAAACGAAAATAAATTTGTAAGTGAAATGTTAAAAGAATACAACTATAATACAATGGGAAATAAACTACTGAAAGAATATTTGTTAGATTTAGATGCAAAAAGAAAAACCAACAGCGTCAAAATATTATCCTGGTGTTTTGCCTGATAAATACTAGCATATAATGGAAAAGACTATGACTAAGAAATTAGAAGATATGCTGAATATGTCTGAAAATAAAGATATTGTTCAACCTAAAAAAGAAAAAAAAGAACAAGCTATTATTGAACAGGAAGACACATTTAGAGACATAGAAGAGTTTGATAAAATTGCTAGTGCGTTACCAGCTGTTAAAGGCTTAGGCGAAATGGCCGATAAAGAACTTAATGAAGTTGCTGACAAAGCAATGCAAGCATACGATGACTTAATGGATTTAGGTATGAATGTAGAAAGTCGTTACAGTGGTAGAGTATTTGAAGTTGCAGGTACTATGCTAAAAACAAATCTAGATGCTAAAGTAGCAAAGCTAGATAAAAAATTAAAAATGGTTGAACTACAATTAAAAAAAGAAAAAATGGATAGAGATGGATCAAATAATCCAAGTGATATAGTTAACGGTGACGGATATGTGGTTACAGACCGAAATAGTTTATTACAAAAACTAAAAGGCTTAAACAAAGAATGAAAATAGCAGTTTGCGGATGTAGTTTCAGCACACCTACTTCACGTAAAAATAAACGATACAAAGAATTAAAAAACACACATTTCAGTGAATTATTAGAAAAGCATTATACTGTCATTAATTTTTCAAACAGGGGTGTAAGTAATTATTATATAAGATTACAAGTCGAAGAAGCAATTAAACACAATCCAGATATTGTAATTTTAACACCAACTAACTTTCCTAGATTTGAAATTT